GATAGGAACTTCAAAAATGACATCAGGAGAATGTGGGGGATCAGAAAAGCATACCTCAAAGACCTCTTCAACCCAGAAATACTCAAAGAGCTAGAGTCAATCAAAGAAAAGATCAGAAAGCACCTGATTGAAGTTATGGAAGAGTGGGAGAAGGAAATGGAAGTTAACTACATAGGAAACCCGTTGTTTTACCCGCTGGAGTTCTTCCATATGTATTTTGATGAAAACGGTGAGCCGTTGTCAGCGGGAAAAAGGGGATTCAGTGGTATAATCGGAAATCCTCCGTGGGAAACAATAGAACCGAATGAGAAAGAATTCGCTGCCCAAAATATAGACTTGTTTGGTGACGTATTTCCAGAAGGAGTATCAAAGTTCAGCATTTCAGGCAAAGAATTCAAGAGAAAGTTCAACAAAAAATTGAAAGAATCGGAAGACGTCCGTAAACTGTGGGAGAATTATCAGCAATCTAAAAAAGCGCTGTCCGAGCTACTGCGCCAGAGATACAAATTGAGTGCTCATGGTAAAACGACATTCCAAAAAGTATTCCTTGAAAGAGCTCTCGAACTCTCAGAGAGAGTAGTAATACTGCTTGTTCCGTCGAATTTCCACACGGATGAGGGAGCATATAACCTTAGAAAAGAAATTTTCGAGAAGTACTACTTAAAAGAGCTTTTATCATTCGAGAACCGCTCCAACGGGTGGTTTAAAGACGTTCACCCCCAGTTCAAATTTGATGTAGTCTACGTCGTGAAGGAAAATCGGGAAAGGCCATTTAGAGCTGCCTACTATATTACGAGGGGCCAATATGAGGAATACCTCGAAAGAAACCCAAATAAGGGGTTTTCGGATTTTCTTGGTGAAATTTCCTTCGATTACCCTGTTGAGTTGATTCCAAAGATGTCTCCAAGAGTGTTCGGGGTTGTCGAAGTTAAAAAGAAAAAAGACGTTGAACTTGCTGAGAAAATAAGGGGTAACCACCCCTTACTACAGGACTACAACTATATCATAATCCAAGCTGATTTTAACATGACTACCGACGCCAAGTTGTTTAACGAAAATAGAGAAGGTCTAGTCCTCTACGAAGGCAAGATGATCCACCAGTTTGAGCCATCTTTAGCTAATCCAAGGTACTGGGTAGAGGAACTCAAAGGCAGAGAACGACTGTTGGGTAAAGAGGTTGATAGGATAAAGAAGTTCCTTAAATCCAAAGGCGAAGCACTCGGTTTACGCGGAAAAGATCTGAGGACATTTATAGACGAAAATGTCGAGCTGGCAAAGAAGGCTTTTGAAAGCGGTTCTTTTAAGCTCGACTATGAAGAATATCGGTTGGCATACAGAGCAATAGCACGCTCCACTGATGAAAGAACTCTAATTAGTTGCATTCTCCCGAGAAACGTTTTCATAGGTCACTCCATCAATTACTTCAAACCTTGTCGGTACAACCTAAAAGATGGAAAAATCGCTCAGGAGGCGCACTCCTACGAAGATATGCTATATTTGATGGCTCTCCTGAACAGTTTCGTTATTGACTACTACATAAGGTTGAGAGTCTCTGCAAACCTCACAATGTTCTTCCTCTATGAGCTTCCAGTTCCAGCAATTAACGACGAGCTAAAGAAAAAAATCGTCGAAATTGCGTTCAGGCTTCTCTATCGCAAGGGAGTTTATGATGACATGTCCAAAAAGCTGAGTTTTAGGGTTAAAGAGATCACAGATCAAGGAGAAAGGAAAGCCCTCAGAGCAGAACTCGAAGTGATTATAGCTAGAGACGTCTTTGGACTGGCTAAAGAAGAGATGGAGTACATCCTTTCAACATTTGTGTATGGAAAACCAGACAAAGAGCTCATGGGAAGAATCTTGGAGCACTTTACATGATGTTAGCAAGATGCTGGAGGGGGCTTAGGGATGTAATCAGGAAACGAGCGACTTTCTTATTTTTAAAGTCAATTCGAACCAATTCGAACCAATGGCGATCAACAAAATCATCAAATTGAACCTCGAGGAGGAAGCCAACAAACTCAAAGCACAGGGCTTATCTGACTACAAAATCGCCGAAGAGCTCTCGAAGATAGCTGGCGTGAAGATCACCAGATCGACTGTCTACCGCTACTTTAGTTCGAACCATGATCCGGTTGTCCAGCATGTTAAGCAACGGGAAGAAATCGTCACCAAAGCCATCAATGGTCGCATCGATGCAGTTCAGCAGCTCATAGCAATCAACAGCGAGACTCTTACAATCCTCGAAGAAGCCAAGGCAGCCGGAGACCTCAAGACAGCACTCAAAGCTATCGAACGCATAGAGAAGCAGCTCGAGCTCCAGGCCAAGCTTTTGGGTGACATCAAGGAGGGTCCAACGGCTGTTGTGATCAATGTCATGAAGGTGGACGCCCATGCAGACTGACTGGAAGCTCACAGACCCGCAGTGGGAGTTCTTCAACAATCCCGCCAAGTTCAAGGCGTTCATATCGGGAATCGGAGCTGGCAAGACAGCTATCGGCTGGATGCTCGCAGTGTACGAAGCTGTACAGCAGCCAGGCAGCAGGGGTCTCATAGTGGCCCCAACGTACCCGCTGATCAAGGATGTCATCTGGTGGGAGATGGACCGCTGGGTCCCCCAAGCGATCGTCAAAGAGTTCAGCGAGAATAAGAGACGACTGAAGTTCACGAACGGTAGCGAGATCCTGTTCAGATCTGCTGACAACCCAAGACACATCGAACGTCTCAGAGGTTTGTCAATCACGTGGTTCTGGATTGACGAATGTACCCTGCTGCCAAAGCTCGTGTGGGATGTCCTGATCGGTCGTTTGAGGCAGCCTGGCTACAACTACAAAGCCTGGCTCACTGGCACGCCCAAGGGCTTCAACTGGGTTTGGGAGATCTTCATCGAGAACCCGATCCCGGACAGCTACATTCTTTACGGCATCCCAACCCGCTCAAATGTGTTCCTATCTAAGGACTACATCCAGAGCTTAGAGCAGCAGTATAAGGGGCAGTTCGCTTTGCAGGAGCTCGAGGGCAAGTTCGTCAAGTTCGAAGGGCTGGTTTATCCGGGATTTGACATCTCGAAGCACGTCGTTAATTCGGCTCCATCAAAATTCGACAGGGTCCTGTATGGAGTTGACTGGGGTTTCAGGAATCCCGCTTGCGTGCTTGCGCTTGGTGTCAGGGGCGGCGAGGTTTACGTTTTGCAGGAGTACTATGCTCCAAAGACTACCGACGATGAGCTGATCGAGATAGCCAAGCAGATGCAGCAGCGCTGGGGCGTTGGAACGTTCTACTGCGACCCATCCGAGCCAGCGAGCATTGAGAAGTTCAGGCAGTGTGGCCTGGATGCTGTTAAAGCGAACAATGAAATTACTCCCGGAATCAAAGCGGTAACGGCTCTAATCGAATCTAACAGGCTGAAAGTTCATCGCTCGTGCCAGAATGTGATCAACGAGTTCCAGATGTACCGCTATCCTGACGATGGGGACAAAGAAGTTCCGCTGAAGGTTAACGATCATAGCATGGATGCTTTGAGGTATGCGGTGATGGGGTTGCAGGAAAGAAGACGATTAAAGAGGATTTATGGAGCTACTGGCTAATTTTCGTTTATGTACCAATAGGCCATAAGAAGCCCTACAGCAGGTACTACAACTGCCAGTAAAACCTGCAAAGTACCGAAGAGATGTACCAAAATGGCCGCTATAAATAGTACACCCACGAGAACACTTACGTACTTCACTATGTCTGTCATAATACTAGCAAAGAGCTAATAGCTTATCTGATTTGCGTAGAATTTAGGAAATATTTAGGGAAGTATTTAGAGATTTTAACGATGATTGCGTTATTGCCATAGCTCTTGCCAGTTTGGATTGCTGAACAGCATTCCCACAAAGTCCTCAGGCGGATTTATGGGGGCGACTGGTTGATTTCATTCGATCATTTTGCAATGCGTTCTAAAATTATGTCTTTCAAACAGTCTCTCAAAGTCTGTTCGTCAACATCCCATAACAACCTAAACCTATGAACCTCCTCAGTTAACTCTTCCAAGTTCGTGCTTTTCATAAGATCTGGGATGTCTTTCTTGTTCCAAAGCATTAACATACCTAGAACCAATTTTACTTTGTCTTTTACATCTTCCGTGACCACAATTTAACGAGTCTTTCCATTCTTTTTAAAGTCTATTCTCGCAAACGCTTCCATGTTAAAGAACATTCTCAGAAAAGACACTCCACAACGCAAACCCATCACGCTGAAGTACGCCTCCGACAGAGCAGTTCTAGTCGATAAGCCTATCGAAAGCTCTCCTGGGTTCGACCCACGCGTAAACTACGACGAGTACGAGTACCTGTACAACATCAGCGAAGATGCTCAGGCCCACCTCGAGACGATCACGTACCTCGTCATTGGAGCTGGCTTCGAGTTCATTGGCGACGACAAGGGCGTTGAGAAGTGCGAGGAGTTTGCGAAGCTTGTAGGACTCCATGACATCCTCGAGAACGACGTTCTAACCCACCTGATCTTCGGCAACGCCTACAACTTCATAGTCGCAGACGACAACGAATTCGGCTTCACGCTGCAGGTGGTCCATCCTAAGAGAGTCAAGATCATCACAGACAAGTACGGCAAGATTGAGTACTATTGGTACGACTACAGTGTCGCTTTCGCTGGTGAGCCCAAGGAAAACGAGAAGTTCGACCCTGAGAACGTCCTCCACTTCCGCTTCAGGCAGTTTGCTGACAACATCTATGGCTTGAGCCTGCTCCACAACGTGTACAACAAGCTCTCCTTGAAGAACAAGATCGAAGCTACTGCTGCAGCAATGGCCCACCGCGATGCTCATCGCCTGCTCTGGGCCAAGGTTGAGATCTCGCCAGATGAAGAAGCTATCAACCCGAAGACTGGCAAGCCCTACGCACAGGAGAAGATTGACGCAGTGAACACCTTGCTTGCTAACAGGGTCAAGGATAACCAGGATGGCACGTTCACAGTCAGCAACAACCTCGTTTTTGACCAGTCGGTTGAGCTGCACGACTTATCAGCTTCGCACGATTTTGCCGGCATTGCCAGGATCCTTGAGCACCTGCAGAACCAGGTTGACAGAGCTCTGAAAGTCCCCAAGGTGTTCCTTGGAGAGCCAGAGGGCAGCAACAGAGCTACGAGCTACTCTCAGCGCCGCACGTTCATGTTATTCATTGAATCCATTCAACGGAAGTTCGAGGCAGAGATCAACCGCAAGCCGATCCCACAGATCACAGATGCAGACGTGAGAATCAAGTTCAACGCTCCGATGCGTGAGGACTACAACGACTGGGTAGATCAGGCTGTAAAGCTGTACCAGGCTGGAATAGTGAATACAGCAGAAGCGAGGGAGTGGGTCGACCTGCCGCCAGAACCTCCAAGTGAATAGCCATGCCCAAGCCAGACAAGCTGCCTCAGCCAGTCACGAGCCCCATCTCAAAAATTTGGGTTCAGGAATATGTTAAGCAGTTGAAAAAGCTTCCTGCAGCAGCGAAGAAACGCATTGACATGCTGCTCGATACCATCGATGTCGTCGATGACAATGTGATTGAGCAGATCAAGATGATCATAGGCGAAGAAGTAAACGCTGAGAAAGCAGGACCAATCATAGAAGAGTTCACAGCTCTCTTCTGGCAGCGGGGATCGCAATTTGCAATAAGGCAACTGAAGAGATACGAGATAACCCTCGAGATCCCCTTCAACCTCGCTATTCTCGACGACGAGACTCTTAACCATCTCAAAAATCTCCAGCTCGACCTCGTTACGGGCTTGTCTGAGGACTTGAAGAAGAAAGTTGCTTATGAGCTTCGAGAAGGACTACTGCAGGGAGAAGGCATAACGAAGCTCCGGGATAGAATACGCAAGGTCGCAGACATCGGCAAGAACAGGGCGGAGATGATTGCAAGGACTGAATCCGTCAGAATCTTCAACCACGCTGCCCTGACGAGGTATAACAATGCAGGAATCAAAAAGTGGCGTTGGTTAGCAGCAATGGACGAGAGAACCTGTCCAGTTTGCATGTCGAAGCACGGGAAAGTGTTCTCGGACCCTGCAGACCTACCACCTCATGCATCACATCCTCGGTGCAGGTGTTGCATAATTCCTGTACTCCCGCAAGAACGCTAATCCTGTTTTTTAAAGTCTATTTTTGCATAACTCTTCATGCCAAACCAGCTGGTAGTTAAGTCTCTCGAAATCAGAGACGACGAGAAGAACGTTTATGTCGAGGGCTACGCATCGGCTGCTGTTGAGGACCTCGATGGCGAGATAATCAGTGAACAAGCGCTGCAGAAAGTTGCCGAAGAGCTGACGAGAGAACCGTACAACAAGGTCTTCCTTGACCACGCCCCCTTCAAAATGAACGCCAATTTTGAGGAAAAGCTTCCGATTGGTAAGATTATCGAGACCAGAGCCAAGGAGGTCGAAGGAAAGCTGAAGCTCTGGATGAAACTTGTGATGAACAAAGCACATCCGTACTTCGAGGTTGTTTACAGGTCCATCAAGGAGGGATTCCTGAACGCCTTCTCGATCGGTTTTCAGGTATTGAGGCGTAAGGGGAACCTGATCACAGATTTGAAGGTTCTGGAGGTGTCCCTCGTGGGAATTCCTGCAAACCCTGAGGCTGTTGTGGACGATGTCTACGAAAAGCAGCTCAAAGCAGATGTCGGGATCAAGGGAGTGGTCCCGAAGCACACCTTCCGCTATGGCAAGGATGACAGCGGAGACTGGAGTAAGCCGGATCTGCAGGATTTCACAGACAAAAGCTGGGAAGAGCTCAGCGATGAGGAGAAACGTAGGATAGCTGGACACTTCGCGTGGGCCCCGAAGAACCCACCTGACAGGTTCACGGATCTCAAGCTCCCGCACCACAACCCGGACGACCACGCTGTCAACTGGCGTGGGGTCGTTGCAGCAATGGCTTCATTATTCGGGGCTCGTAGAGGTGTTGACATTCCAGCGGAAGACAGACGCAAGGTCTACGAGCACCTTGCGGAGCACTACAGGGAATTCGATAGAGAGCCACCAGAGTTCAAAGCACTCGAAGAACTTGCAGCCGAACTCAAGACAATCTTGCAGGAAGAGGCCACTTCTAAAGAAGAGGCTGATGAGGCTTTAAAAAGTCTAAATCCGGAGCAGCAAAACATGGAGGAAGTTGAAAGAATAAAACAACTCGAAACGGCCAACAGCGAGCTTGCCACCAAGGTCAGCGAACTCGAGGCACGCATCAAGGAGCTCGAAGAGGAAAACACCAAGCTCAAGGAAGCTAACGAAAAACTCAGCGAGGAAGTGAAGCAGTACGTCGAGCGCGAGAAGTCCGAGCTGGTTGAGAAAATCAAGTCGATTACCGACGAAGTCAACGAGGACGAGCTCAAGCAGAAGAACGTTCCAGAACTCAAGGAGATGTACCTCACGCTTCTCGAGACCAAGGTTCTCAAGGTCAAGACACTGCCTGCGAAGGTTAAGGTTGGTGGTGGAGAAGAAAATGAAGAAGTGAGCTTTAAGGGGGTGTTCTAAATGCCCATAACGACAACTGACCTGAGCACAGGAGTAATGAACAGACAGCAAGCAGACAGATTCGTTCAGATGGTTCAGGAGGAGGCTGTTCTGCTCAAGAAGTGCAGGGTCAAGACGGTAAACCACCCGAAGGGGCAGATCGACAAGATAGGTGTTGCATCGAGAATTCTCAGATCTCCGGCTGAGGGAGACACAGTAGCAACAGAGGCAAGCGTTACGATAGGCAGCGTGAACTACGACACTGTCAAGGTCATGCTCAAGTACGGCATAACCATGGAGAGCATTGAAGACAACATTGAGAAGGAGAACCTGCCGAACACCATAGCGAAGATCATGGCCCAGCAATTCAGTGTTGATTTAGAAGACCTTGCAATCAACGCAGATACAGCCACCGATCCGGCAGCCGACGACTACGACTTCCTGAAGATCGACGACGGCTGGATAAAACAGGGGGCAACTGGAACCCACACATACGACCACGCTGGTGCTGACATAGACAAGGAGCTCTTCAGCAATGTAATCAAAGCCCTACCAAACAAGTACCGCAGGCTCGGCCTTGCATGGATAATGTCTCCCAACCAGCTTGAGGCGTTCAAGGACTACCTGACGAACAGAGCTACTGCTGCAGGAGACGCATTACTTGTCAGCGATAAAGAGGTCATGCCGAGGGGTTTCCCGGTCATAACGCCACCCAAGTGGCCCGACGACCAAGTGTGGCTCACAATCCCGCAGAACCTCATAGTGGTCATCCAGAGGAACATTATGGTCAGGAAGACAACTGCAAGCGATGAGGTCATCGATAAGGACCTCTACGCAAAGTACGCAATGACTGCAAGAGTTGATGCAATAATCGAGGAGCCAGATGCAATTGCAAGGGCCATCAACGTTGCGGCTCCTTAATCTCACTTTTTCTGGTGATCTAAATGGTAGCAATTAAGGAGAACTTCGGTGTTGGTGGAGCTAATTTGGCCCCTAGTGGTGCTCAGGGATCTCCTGATTTAGCAACAGCGTTAAGGGATATAGCTGACGATCTTGCAGCAGTCAAAGATCTCGTTAACGATCTCAAAGCAAAGTACAATGCCCTCGTTGATCTCGTCAATGAAATAAAAGCAGATTACAACGCACACTGTGCAGCTGCTGGTCTGCACTACGACGGAACTGCAAGCGTGACAGATACAACAAACACCGTTTCAACTGCCGATGGGGAGAAGACGACAGTTCCGGATGTTACACCAAAGACAGTTAAGGCTTAGAGGTGGCAAAAATGAAGCTGAAGCTCGTTAAAGCTCCAACATACATTTCAGCAGAATGCAGGCTGAAGAAGGGAGAAACTGTCGAAATCGAGGACGAGAAGGTAGCAGAGAGGATGCTTGCTACAGGGCTGTTCGAAGAGGTCAAGGAGAAGAAAACTAAGAAGAGCTAATGACGAACTATGGCATGGCCCACAATTACCGATGTTCGTGAAAAGCTCGGTGATGCATATTCAACAGAGCCAACAGACACAGTAATTCAATCTTTTTTAGACAGACGTATTGCCCAGGTTAAGGAACTCACGGGAAGCGATTTTACAGATTCTGTTCCCGAGACTATTTTCAAGTGGGTTTTGAATTACACCTGCGCCGATGTGATTTTCAGGGAGCTTGCGGGTAAGGATGCAGCCGATGTGCTTGAGTATTCGCTGGGAGAACTGAAGGAGAGCAAGGATCCAAATGTCAAGCTTAAGCTAAGTTTGATCGAAGCTCTTGTTGAATCTGCGGACATAGCGTTAAAGCAATACTTCATGCAGCAGAAGAACTATTACGACTACGTTAGCGATGTTGAAGAGGAGTCTGATCG